GAAGATGACCGAGTAACATTTATGAGTGAAACGATAGCCCCACTTATAGAATCACTGGAAAACCAATTCCTAATTAAATTCTTTTTCCGAAAAGATTGGAACACCAAGGTCATTGAGTTTGACTTTGAAAGTCTATTAAGAACCAACCGAAACAGCTTAATTCAGTTCTATAGCGCATTATTTCAGATAGGTGGTATTAGTCCAAATGAAGTTAATAGAAGATTGAACTTACCAACCAGCACAGAAGAAGGTGCAGAAGGGAGATATTTATTGCAAAATGTTCAACCATTGGAATTATCTCTTAACCTTAACTATATCAAGAAGCAAGAAGCCGAAAATAATAGTCAGGAAGCTGATATTTATAATTAAAACCAAAACTTTTTATATGAAAAGAATGAAAAAACGCAACGAAGAAATCGTTGAAGAATTAAAGGAATTGTTAATCGAAACCATTGATGAATTGACCTCTGATGATGTTCCAACAGATATTATCGAAGATGCAGTTGAAGAAGCGGTTGATGCAATAGATGAAGATACCGATATCATTGACACCATTGATTCAGAAGAAGAACGCAATGAAGAAGATGATACCGATGATGTAATTGAAGATGAAGAAAGAGATAGTGAAGAAGAAGTAATTGTTGATGAAGAACCGATTGCAGAAGCTGGTAACATAATCGAGGGATATGGTATAGTATTCAATGAAATGTCAGAAGAATTGTTCGATGATTATTATGGTTATTTCCGTGAAATAATTGAACCAGAAGCGGTAACAGAAGAGCTTATTAATTCAAGTGACATCTACTACTTGTATAATCATAATGGTGAATCAATGCCTCTTGCACGTTCAAATGGTGGAGAAGGTTCATTGCAGTTAACTATTGATGAAAAAGGATTACAATATTCATTTGAATGCAATGATGAAAAATTTTATAACTCGGTAAAACGTGGTGATTTAAACAAATCTTCATTTGCCTTCACATTACCAACTGATGGAAGTGGTGAACGTTGGGAAAAATCAGATGAATATGGTTATATCCGCTACATCACCAAAATAGAAGCCTTACATGATATTTCTGCTGTCATGACACCTGCATATTCAACTACTGAATTATCCGCCCGGAACAAGAAGAGCCACAATATTAAAAAAGTCGATTCAACTTACTATCGCTCTTATGATAATGTTATCAAGCAATTAATGCGATAACCTGATATTTATAATAAAGAAATATGAACATTTAACCAGATGACCAAACTTGAAGCATTAGAAAAACGCTCAAACTACTTATCAGAAATGAAAGGCATTTTAAGCAAAGCAAAGAACCAAAGCCGAGCCTTATTCCCTGTTGAAGAAAAAGAGTTTAAACAATTAAGAAATAGAATTGAGAACATTGATAATCAATTGAAAACCAAAACAAATAACAAAGAAAAAACAGAAACCTTAAATATGAAATCAAGTACTTTTTCATTTAGAAAATTAAAGTTAGCCAGTAAAGGCGAACTCGACCAAAAAGCAGTCAAAAACGAAATCCGTAAAAGCGGACAATCCGTTGCCGATAATGAATATATCATGAATGTTCGTGCAATGACACCTACTGGTGGTGAGAATCTAATACCAACACAAGTAACAGAAGTATCACCAATTTTAGCAGAAGAATCAGTAATTGCCAAAGCTGGTGCTAAAGTTGTATCAATCCCTGCAGATATTAAAATTCCCAATTTAACAGGTGGTGACCTAAAGTGGGCTGATTGTGGAACTGACCCAGCAAACGACAACTTTACAATTGGTAACATTGACTTAAAATTACAGCGCTTATCTGGATATTTTCCTGTATGTAAATCATTAAGCAAAGTTTATAGTCCTTCATTAGAAGGAGCAATGGAAACATCAATCTACAATTTAATTGATGAGAAAATGAACGAACGTTTATTTACTTCATTCAGTGGTGTAACTCCTGTAACTGGTGCATCATCTTACGAAGCATTAGTTGCTGCAGAAGGAGCTTTATTAAGCGCACATGTATCAGAATCTAACATTGTTTACTTCTACAATCCAACTGACTTAGCCAAATTAAAAGCACGTGGAAAAAAAGCAGGTGAAATTCAAGAACCAATCTTATCAGATGATAAGACAATTGGTGGTCATCCAGCTTATACATCTAATTATGTTCCTGCAGGTACTGTTTATGCTGTTGATGGAACACAAATCTGGGAGAACGTTGCTTATGTTGGGCTTATCTTAGATGAAGTAACTAATGCACACTTAGGCGAAGATAGATTAATTGTTAATGTATACGGAAACATCGCTGTAAATACAACATTTGTAACAGCCGCAACTTTAGTGTAAAATTACATATATTATTTATTAATGGTGTACCTATTCTATAAGTACACCATTATTTTATTCATTTCTTTTCTAATGACAAAACATTAAATGTGTCCTTCTTTCTTTCACCATTCAAAAACCAAGAACATCGTGCTCTCTTGTAATCATATTCATCATCACTCATAATACCTGAAATAACAATTGGATATTCTTCTATTGTCATATCAGGACTTCCTGATTTTAATATTACCACATCTCCTTCTTTAAAATCCATATCGTCTTTTTTATTAGTTAAACATATACAAATATAATAATATTTATAGTAAAAGAAAACTTATGACATCAATAGTAACAATAGAAGAATTAAAAAGAAACCTTAATATGGAATGTGACTACAAAGAAGAAGATATCTACCTGAAACAAATTATAAATGTAGCGACCGAAGCAGTATTTAACTACTTAGGAAAAAATATTGATGATTTTAAAACATATATCCCTGAAACTGTAAGATTTTCCATCATAATCTTGGCAACCCAGTATTACGAGAATAGAAGTAGCATTGCATTTAGTGGAGTAAATGAAATCCCTTATTCCTTCCAATTTCTATTATCCCCTTATAAAAATATAATTATAGCATAATATGGCAGCAGGAAACAAGAAATACACAATAATGGTATTGGAACTCATAACTACTACTAATCAATTCGGGGAACATTCAGAGAAATGGTATCCAAAACTACAATTACGAGCAGAAGTAAAGTTTAACAATAATAACATCTCTGTTCTTAATGGTGAGATAGTTCAAACTGATAGGATAACCTTTAAGGTGTATAAACGTGATATCCTGTACACAGACCGAATCGAATGGAATAATACATTATATCAAATAGAATCCATCAATCCCCTATCCTACTCTAATGAGTTAGAAATAATTTGTACCAAAGTTAATATTTAATGGCATTCCTTCAATCAGTAGCAGATAATCAGAAAAAACAGGAAGAATCAAAGAAAAATTATAAAGTAAAAAAAGATTTCATCTGGAAAAACTTCTATAACACGAGTAGATGGAGAAAGCTTCGTTTACAAAAATTAACAAAGCAACCACTTTGTGAGATGTGCAAAGAGAGGGGTATTATTCGATTGGCTAACACAGTTCACCACATTAAGGAGATATCAACAGGGAATACCCCATACGAGATGGAACAATTAGCATTTGATTACAATAATCTTCAAGCACTCTGTAAGGATTGCCACAAAGAACACCATAAACCTGAAATAAATTACTTCTTATTTGACGAAGATAAAGATAAATTATGAACAAAGCCATTGAAATAGAAATGAATACTGACCAAATCATTAAGTTATTTGATGACTTGGATACAAAGAAGCAGAAGCAGGTATTTAAGCAAGCTCTTAAACAGTCATCTGCAAAATTGGTCGTTCAGACTCGTAAGAATTTGCGAACCATTGTGAAAAATTCAAAGTCCAAAAATTGGTGGAATGGTGAATCATTGGAACAAGGTGTAAGGGCTAATGTATGGAAATCCGGACAAGGTGCAAAGGTTAACATAATGAGAGATTTCAGATTAAAATTCTTTGAGATGGGAACATCACAACGTTCTACAGGAAACAAAACCACAAAGCGAAAAGCACACAATACAGGTAGAATAACAAAGCGTCCATTCTTTGCAACAGCCAAGCAACAAACGGAGAAGCAAATATTTGATGATATGGATAAAACAATCTCCCATAACATTCTCAAAGTATGGGGAAAGCAGAATAAGCCACTTATGAGGCAATTAATAGCATAACAGATAACATGACAATTATATCAATCGGTTCAGTAATCAAATCCTTATTAACCAACAACCAAGAACTTAACAAAAAAATATCAGGTAAAATATTTCCATTGGTAGCACCATTGGATACAGAATTTCCATTTATCACTTATTCCCGTAATTCCAATGTTGAATCTAACAAAGACACATATAGTGATAATGCTTCCTTAGACATCATTGTAGTTTCTGATAGATATGATGAATCAATTGAGATAGCTGAAATGGTAAGGAGTGCAATGACCATTAAAAAGCAAGAGATTAATGGATTCAAGATTCAGAAAATAACCTTACAAAGTACCAATGAGATGTATAATGATGCTTATGTACAGCAATTGATATTTACCTGCATTGTTGAAAAATAAATCTATCTAACAGGATATTTATATAATATAATAACAAAGAAAAAACATAATATTATGATATTACAAGGACAAGATTTAATGGTATTTATAGGAACAGGAAGCACCACTACTTCAATTGGTTATGCCACTAACCATACACTTAACATTAACTTAGCGATGACCGAAACGTCTCATAAAGATGTACAACACGGTGACTTCGTTGCGCAAACAGCACAGAAATTATCTTGGGATGCAAGTTCTGATAACTTCATGAGTGATGACCAAGCAGGATATGGATATAATGAGATGGTTAAGATGATGATTACTAAAGAACCAGTACAATTAGTATTTAGTTTGAAAACGGGTACAAGTACTCCAACAACAGGATGGACACCGCAATCAACAGGTTCATTAAAAGGTCAAGCTTATATAAGTTCAATTAGTTTGAATGCTCCTGACCAAGACAATGCCACTTTCACTGTCAGTTTCACGGGTAATGGTTCACTGGAACCAATTGAAGCATAAGAAATAAAATTACAACACTTGTTATTTAATACTCTTTTATAAGGATAATCAAACATGGTTATCCTTTTCTTTTTTATCTTTGAGTTTCCAATCAAAAAATATTATTATGAAAATTACAAAAAACACATTCTACTATTGTAGTATTGGTGCTTTAGTTGTTCCTTTTGCTTTTAATATAATTCTATCTCAACCCAC